CGTGTGCGCAGGTGTGCGACGAAGGCGGGAAAGACGAAAGTGGGCGAATTCATGTGCAGGCGTGGGGTGCTGCTAGAGCTATCCGAGCAAGGGGAGATAAATGAATCGAGACGACATCATCCGCATGGCGCGGGAGGCAGGGTTTGCAACGTCATGGACTGAAGCAGCAGGTCAGGCACTCGAACGCTTCGCCGCCCTTGTTGTGGCAGCCGAGCGCAATCGTAAATGGACACAAGCGCATTGGACTGAGTACGAGCGCAGCATTGCAGCAGCAGAGCGTGAGGCGTGTGCGAAGGTGTGCGCAGAGGATGGTTTGTTGTGGGGGCAGCGTTATGCCGCCGCTATCCGAGCAATGGGTGAGAAATGAAAACCTGCCGCACCTGCAATCATCCAAAGCCACCAGACGCATACCGTGGCACGCGTAGCATGTGTCTGGAATGTGAGCATGCCAGAAAGCGCGCATGGTACGCGGCGCAGGATGTCAAGCCACACCAGCGCGAGGAGGTGCAAGCGTATTACCGGAATTGGTACGCCTCGAATGCTGAGTCAGTGAAGGCCCGTGCCGTTACTTGGACGAAAGCCAATCCAGACAAGCGTCGTTATGTGTGCCGCGAGAACATGGCGCGTCAACGTCAAAAGCTGAACGACGCCTATGTTCGTCGAATGCTCGCAGCAAGCATCGGACTGAAAGCCGAAGCAATCCCGCAATCGCTAGTTGACGCTCAACGTGAACTACTCAAGATCAAGAGGCATCTCCGTGAACACAGCATCTGAACTACGCGCCGAACTGGCGCAAGTATTTGAACAACTCAAGGCTGGGGCAATCAAGCCAAGCGAAGCCGCAGAACTTGCCAATCTGGCCGGAAAGATGATCGCCAGCGCAAAGGTTCAAGTTGAATATGCGGCACTGAGAAAGGATGTGCCGCTGATCGAATTTTTGAAGGATGACGGCAAATGACTGACCGAGAAAGAATGAACAAACACACGCCGGGGCCGTGGAAAACACACGGCAATATTATCGAAGGCACTGACGATGAAACGATTGCCTATGTCACCACATACAACACGCTGACGCCAAAGCAAAAAGCCAATGTCCGCCTAATCGCAGCCGCGCCCGATCTACTGGCAGCACTGCAAGGACTGCTAAGGGGCATTTTCGACGGGCCAGACGAGGCAAACGCAGCAATGCTCATCGCCAAAGCGCGAGACGCAGTAAATAAAGCGACGGGAGAAAAATAATTATGCTTAGGGAGTATCAACAGCGCGCAATTGATATGCTGTATGCATGGTTTGAGGCTGGCGGTAAAGGCAATCCGTGCCTGGTGCTGCCGACTGGATCTGGAAAGAGCCATATCGTTGCTGCACTGTGCAAAGATGCTCTGCAAAACTGGCCCGATACGCGCGTGTTGATGCTCACGCACGTTAAGGAGCTGATTGAACAGAACGCCGAGAAGATGCGTCTGCATTGGCCAGGTGCGCCAATGGGTATCTATAGCGCCAGCATTGGAAAGAAGCAACTCGGTGAGCCGATCACATTCGCTGGCATTCAGTCGGTGCGCAACAAAGCGCGCATGCTAGGTCATATTGACCTCGTAATTATCGACGAATGCCACCTCGTTAACCATAAAGAGGAAGGCGGGTATCGGCAGTTGCTATCCGATCTGACTGCCATAAACCCTGCAATGCGCGTCATAGGTTTAACAGCCACGCCATATCGCCTCGGCCACGGGCTAATAACAGATAAGCCTGCGCTATTTGACGATTTGATCGAGCCGGTAAGCATTGAAGAATTGATTTTCAAAGGTCACCTATCAACGCTGCGTAGCAAGGTGACAAAAGCAAAACTCGACACCACTGGCGTCCATAAGCGCGGCGGCGAGTTTATTGAGTCTGAGCTGCAAGCCGCTGTTAATACAGACGTTAATAACGTAGCGACTGTTCAAGAGGTCATTAGTTTGGCTGGAGATAGGAAAGCATGGCTGTTCTTTTGCGCAGGTGTGCAACACGCTGAAGCTATTGCCGCCGAACTGAATGCCAATGGCATTACAGCGGAATGCATAACAGGGGATACGCCGAAAGCAGAACGGGAAAATATTCTAAAGGAGTACAAAGCAGGGCAAATTAAGGCATTGACAAACGCCAATGTTCTAACCACTGGCTTCGACTACCCTGATATTGACCTAATCGCCATGCTGCGCCCCACCATGAGCGCCAGCCTATATGTACAAATGGCAGGGCGTGGAATGCGAGTCAAGAGTCACACTGATCATTGCCTGGTGCTGGATTTTGCTGGCGTGGTAGAAACGCACGGTCCAATTACAGCGGTGCAACCACCTAAAAAAGCAGGCGGTGGCAATGGCGAGGTGCCTGTGAAGGTCTGTGATAACTGCGGCGAGTTATGCGTCATCGCCGCGCGCATTTGCCCGGCATGTAAGAATCCATTCCCTGAGCCAGAGCGTAAAGAATTGGAATTACGAAATGACGACATCATGGGGCTTGAGGGTAAAGATTTGGAGGTTACGGCGTGGAGTTGGCGAAGGCATGTAAGCCGCGCATCTGGTAAGGAAATGCTTTCTTGCACCTACTACGGCGGCCTATCAGATAAACCGATTACGGAATATTTACCAGTGCTGCATGATGGGTATGCTGGACAGAGGGCAATGCGCCAATTAACCATTATCGCGCAATCTTCCGGCGCGCATCTTACAGAGGCTGCAAATCTGGAAGGTAGTGATGGTTTGGAATATCTTGCAGCACAAATGAGTCACAGTAAGCCGCCTAGTAGCATTGAATACAGGCTAGACGGCAAATTTCATCGCGTTATTAAAAGGAGTTGGGCATGAGCTGGTCAGAAATTGAATTAAAGGTTTTACGATGGGCAGAAGCTAGGCGCATCATTCCGCACGCCACGCCTGCAAGCCAGTTGCTAAAAGCTGTTAGCGAGATTGGCGAGCTATGCGACGCAGAAGGTAAGATAGATCGCGCCGCCATTGAGGATGCTGTTGGCGATGTGTTGGTGTGCCTAATCAACTACTGCGCGCTACGCGATATTGATATGACTAACTGCCTAGCGAGCGCCTACGAACAAATTAAGGACCGTCGAGGCATGCTTATGCCGGATGGGACGTTTGTTAAGGAGTAGAAATGACCAGACCACCAGAACCCAAATTTTTAATCCAATGGCGCGAGTGGAGGAGAGAAGGTCCGCCTAAGTGCTGCCATACCTGCGACTACTACAGCAAAGCTGGTCATTGCGAGTCGTTTGATATGACGCCGCCAGATGATTTCGCCAATGAAGTAGACGTTTGCGATCAGTGGATAGAGGAGATTCCGTTTTGAACAAAAAAGAAAAAATGCAGCTTGAACGATTGGAGCGCCTGCTAGATGCCGAACGCGAACGCGCAGAGACAGCATGGGAAGGATACCGTAGCGCGCTGTATGAACTGGTCGATTTGCGCCTAAAACTCAAACGAATTGAGAGCGCACTAAATGGGAATGAAGATTAAACGATAAAACAGCAGCCCAAGCTAATACAACAATGGCAGAAAACTAGGGAACCTTGTCATTTGCACGACTGCGTACAGTGCCACAATCAAAAAAAGTTCATGTGGTTAAGCGCTGCGAGTCGTTCAACATGATAGAGGAGTTGCTATTTTGGACCAAAAAGCAAAACTCAAGTTTCCACTATTGGATCGCCTACTAAACTCAGAACGCGAACGAACGGAAAAAGTTTTATCAGGATTCCGTGAGATTTTGTGCGAACTGGTCGATTTGCGCCTCAAACTTGAACAAATTGAAAATGAATTACATGGAAAAGAGCTCTGATCGCATCCCAACCGAGCATGAAGAGCAGCGCGAATTAGTGCGCTGGTTTCGTCAATCAATGCCAAGCATGCGCATTTTCGCCATACCAAACGGAGGCGCAAGAACTGCAGCAACTGCCGGACGCCTAAAAGCGGAGGGCGTTTCGCCAGGCGTGCCTGACCTCTTTATTCCTGCGTTGAAATTATGGGTTGAGATGAAACGCACTAAAGGCGGGATCCTCAGTCAAGAGCAAAAAGACTGGCAAAAATACTTGGAAAGTGT